GGACAAAGCGCGGAGATGTATGGAAGATCGGCCGCCATCGGATTATGTGCGGGGATGCCACATCGATAGACGACCTCACCAAACTCATGGATGGCCAGAAAGCTGACCTCTGCTGGACGGACCCCCCGTACGGTGTGAGCTACACCGATAAGAATGATTACCTGAATAATAAGCGAGCCGGGAATAAGCACAAGGCCATTGCCGGCGATGAGCTCCGCGGCGATGCTTTATATGAAATGCTGCAGGCGGCATTTGCCAATGTCAGCGCGGTGAGCCATCCCGGAGCCTGCATTTATGTGGCCCACGCCGATATCAACTCTGCTTTGTTCCGACTGGCGCTGACGGAGGCTGACTACCATATCAGTCAAAGTTTGATCTGGGTAAAAAACTGTTTTGTCCTGTCCAGGAATGATTATAACTGGCAACATGAACCGATACTATATGGCTGGAAACAAGGCCATGCACATTATTTCAGCCAGGATTTTACATCGTCTACAGTGATAGACGACCAGCCTGATCTCAAGAAAATGAGCAAAGAGGAACTCATTGTGCTGGCGACTGAACTGCGCAAAACCATTCCCTCAACGGTATTCAAAGAAAACCGTCCCAGTAAAAATGAGGAGCACCCGACCATGAAGCCGGTTGCGCTAATAGCCAGGATGGTAAGAAACAGCAGCGACCACACCAAACCGCAAATTGTCCTGGACACATTCATGGGATCGGGATCAACACTGATAGCATGCGAGCAGATAGGCCGGACAGCCTATGGAATGGAACTGGACCCGGTCTATTGTGACGTGATAATGAAAAGATACGAAACGTTCACCGGCGAGACCGCGACACTTGTCCCGGAGGAAGCAAATGAGAGGACGTAAACCAAAACCCACGAACATTAGAAAGATAGAGGGTAACCCAGGCAAACGAAAATTGAATACCAGGGAACCTCAGCATACAGGGGAAACAACGCCGCCCGCACATCTTACTGGTGTCGCCAAAACGGAATGGAGGCGCCTATACACCGAACTCAAAGCCATGGGGCTGATCACCAGGGTAGACCGGGCGTCACTGGCGGCTTACTGCCAGGCATACGCGCGATGGGTAAAGTATGAATTGGTGCTGCAGGAAAAAGGCGAACTTTATAAAACAGCCTCCGGCTCCATTACCACCTCCCCGGCGCTGTGGATAGTCAATAAGGCGCTGGACCAGATGCATAAATTTGCCGTTGAGTTTGGATTTACACCGGCCAGCAGGTCAAGGCTCACGCTACCAAACGAAAAGCAGGCTGACTCATTCGACAAACTACTGGACTATTGCAACGAGAGCACAAAGAAAACCAATGTATGATAAATCAAGCCAGGGCGGACACAGTCAAGGATTTCATTGAGGGACTAAAACACACCAAGGGTGAGTTTGCCGGCAATAACTTCAAGCTAACCGAATGGCAGTGGAACGATATCATCCAGCCGCTATTCGGCACTCTGAATAAGGACGGCTCCAGGCAATACCGCACAGCCTTCATCGAGCTCCCGCGCAAGAATGGCAAAACCACATTGGCCGCCGCGATAGCTTTATATCTTACCTTCGGCGATGGCGAGTACGGGAGCGAGGTTTATTCAGCCGCCAACGACCGCGAGCAGGCATCACTGGTATTCAACGAGGCCGCCGATATGGTCCGGCAGACCGGTCTATCCAAACATGCCAAAGTGGTAGACTCCACAAAGCGCATCGTATTTTATAAACGCAATTCCTTCTACCGGGCGATCAGTGCGGAGGCTTATACAAAGTGGGGATATAACGCCCACGGCATTATTTATGATGAGCTCCATGCGGCGCCGAATAGGGACTTGTGGGACGTTTTAACCACCTCCCAGGGCGCCAGGCGGCAACCTTTAATAGTCGTCATCACCACTGCAGGATATGATAGACACTCAATTTGCTGGGAGCTGCACGACTACGCGTTAAAGGTGCAGAACGGCATCATTAAAGACAAAACATTCTTGCCCGTTATCTACGCGGCGGATGAGGAGGATGCCTGGCTGGATGAGAAGGTATGGGCGAAAGCTAACCCGGCTCTGATGGTCAAAGGCCGCAAAGATGCCTTCCGCCAGATCGATGAGATACGGATGCTGGCCAAACGCGCCGCGGAGACACCCGCACTGGAGATGACCTTCCGCAGACTATATCTAAACCAGTGGGTTAATTCAGTACAGAGATGGATGCCAATAGATAAATGGGACGCCTGCAAAGGTGATATTAAACTGGACGACCTCAAAGGTAAAACCTGTTATGCCGGCCTGGACTTATCAGCCACCACGGATCTGACAGCGCTGTCGTTAGTATTCCCGTTAGATGATGGGACTTATGCCACGCTGATGCGCTTCTGGATACCGGGTGATACCGCAGCCGAGGCTGAACGGCGCGACCGGGTACCGTACCGGGCCTGGGCAAAGCAAGGCCTCATCACGCTGACTGAAGGCAACGTCATTGACTACGACTATATTCGTGAGGAAGTCAAAACCCTCCGCGAGACTTACGACATCAAAGAAATTGCGTACGACCGATGGGGAGCCGCTAAACTCGTCCAGGACTTAACGGAGGACGGCCTGACAGTGGTCCCGTTCGGCCAGGGATATGCGTCGATGTCACCGCCAACTAAGGAACTGATGAACCTGGTGCTCAGTAAAAAGATAAACCACGGCGGGCATCCTATTTTAAGGTGGAACGCTGACAACCTTGTCGTGGCCACTGACCCAGCCGGCAACCTAAAGCCGGATAAAAGTAAGGCAACACAAAAGATTGATGGCATAGTCAGTCTAATAATGGGGCTGGATCGCGCCACCAGGCATGCGGAGGAACCGCCCTCAATATATGAAAAGCGCGGAGCAGTATCTATATGAAGTTTGACTTATCGGACGCCCTGGTCTTTATCGGATGGCTTGGGGCAATGGTTGGTATCTGGTTAATTTTCCCGCCTGCAGCCTATATCGCGGCCGGCGCGAGCCTCATGTACCTTGGCCTCAGTGGAAATAAAGGTGAGTAAATATGGGCATAATAAAAAACTATATTGAAAAAAGAACAAACATAACCAATCCCCGCAACCCGGCCTACTGGTTGGGACTTGGAGGATATAAAAACCAGGCCGGCGTGGACGTTAACACCACCACGGCCATGCGCCAGTCCGCCGTTTTCGCCTGTGTGAACCTGCTGGCCAATACCTTCGCCTGTGTACCATGGATAACATACCAGAGGTTGCCCAGGGGCAAGGAGAGGGCCACTGACCACCTGTTATATTCGGTTTTGCATGACCGGCCAAACCCTGAGCAAAGTTCCGCTAAGTTCCGCGCCATGATGATGAGCCATGCACTCTTACACGGGAACGGTTATGCCGAGATAGAATTTGATGGCGGCGTCCCCGTAGCGTTATGGCCTATCCCTGCGTGGAAATGCAAAGCGCTCAGGCTGAATGATAATAGCTTAATTTATGAGGTACAGACTCCTGAAGGACAATTCAAACGACTCGCTGCATGGCAAGTATGGCATTTCACAGGACTGAGCACCGATGGCACGTCAGGCATGTCAGTGATAGCCCAGGCGCGGGAGTCTATCGGCCTGGCCATCGCCACGGAGCAATTCGGCGGGCATTTCTTCTCGCGCGGCGCCAATGTCGGCGGCGTTGCGCAGCACCCCAAGGTATTGTCGGCGCAAGGACACCAAAACCTCCAAAAGAGTTTGGATGAAGAATATGCCGGACTGGGACGGGACCACCGCCTACTGCTATTGGAGGAGGGCATGACTTACCAAAAGGTGGGCATACCTAACAACGATAGCCAGTTCCTGGAGACCCGTGTCTTTCAGATCGTTGATATAGCCAGAATGTTCCATGTTCCCCTGCACATGATAGGGGAACTCAGCCGCGCAACCTTTACAAACATCGAGCACCAGGGCATTGAATTCATGGTCTACACCATGAACCCATGGTTTGTATTTGCAGAGCAGGAGACTAATTACAAACTCTTTGGCCTTGGGAGCGCTTACTTTTCCGAGTTCCTTGCCGATGGTTTACTCCGCGGCGACTCGGCGGCGCGGGCGTCGTTCTACCGTGAACTATTTTACTTAGGTTCAATATCCCCCAACGAGATAAGGGAAAAGGAAAACTGGAACCCCATCGATGATCCAGGCGGAGATGAATATTACACCCAGGCTAACATGGTGCCGATGAAGATGGCCGGACAACAGCAGCAAAGCCTTAATTCCAGGGTTCTATTCGACTATGCCATCAGGCGCATAGCCGAAAGGGAAAAAGCAAGGGCATTGCCTGCATGGAGGAAAAAGCCTGACGAATTCGACACATGGAAAACCGAGTATTATCGTGATTTCCCTCCGTTTATGAGGGGATTACTTCAACCGGCATTTGTGGCCGTCGGGCGCAACGACATGGAGGACTGGATAAGAACGTATATTGAATCATCTAAGAGATTGCTGACTGGGGATATTGAGTCAGTAATGATTGACTGGGAGCATCGACGGCTTTCAGATGAACTATAGGAGGCATAAATGGACACAGATATCGAAGTAAGGACCATCGAAACTGAAATAAAGGTTGAACAACGCGAGGATAAGATGCCGGTTATCAGCGGCTATGCCATCGTATTCAACAAACTCTCTGAGGATTTGGGCGGATTTCGCGAACAGGTAGCACCAGGAGCCTGTACCCGCGCCATTAAAGAGGATGATATCCGCGCGGCTTTTAACCACGACCCTAATTTTATCCTGGGCCGCAACAAGGCCGGGACGCTGCAGCTTGCCGAGGATAATAAGGGCATCCGCTTCACCATCGACCCTCTCCCTGATACCCAGTGGTGCCGGGACCTGCAGGTGAGCATTGGCCGGGGAGACATCAACCAGTGCTCGTTCAAATTCAGCACAATAAAGGATGCCTGGGACAACAGCACAAAGAATGTCGTGCGCACGCTGCAGGATATCCGGCTTTTTGACGTGTCTATCGTTACCTATCCGGCCTATCCGCAAACCAGCGTAAAAGTACGTGACTATATAAATACTTTAGCTGAGCCGGACGGTCAGGGCTCTCCAGCGGAGGGTGTTGATGGCCTGGAGATACTCAAGCGACGGCAGGATTTCCTGAAACTAACTAAATAAACGGAGGCAAAAAATGATTAACCCTAACCCCATGAAGGAAAAACGGGCCAAACTCATTGCCGATGCCCAGGCAATTCTCGACAAGGGCGAACTTACCCCGGAGGACCGGGCCGCGCTTGACAAGATGCACACCGACGCCAAGGCATACGGCGAGGACGTCGAGAGAATCGAGCGCCAGAACGACATGGAGATGAAACATGCTCCGACTCACCAGGCTGTGATAACCGAGGACAGGAAAGCCGAGAAACGGTCTGCCTTTTTCAAGGCTATGCGCGAAGGCCGCTCCGGTATGTCCAAGGAAGAACGGGCGCTGGTGGAAGATACCTCTGGCCTTTACTGGGTCCCGGAGGACATGGAAGCCGAGATATACCGCGCATTGCCGCAGCTTAACGTTATCCGCCAGTTGGCCACTATACGCCCGACTTCGCGTGACAAAATCAGCAAGCGCAGCATGACCGAAGTATCTGTCGGTTGGGGCAAGCTGGAACTGGGCACCGCAATCACCGAAAGTACGCCGGTACCTGCCAAGGATTACATCTACGTTGAGGACTTGTCCGGCCTGACCAAAGTAGGCAAAGACGAACTCAACGACACGGATGCCAACCTCGCCGCGATTATCACCGATTCCTTCTCCAGGGCGATTGCCGATGCAGAGGCCAAGGCTTTTGTCGTAGGCACCGGACACGCCTTCAATCAGCCGGACGGCGTGACACTTGATGCCACTATCATCTCCACCTACACTGATCTCGATACCGCCGATACCGCAGTTCCGGATGATCTGATCGACCTGGAGACTGCACTTCCTGCACAGTATCACAAAGGCGCAAGCTACCTGATGCACCCGTCAACCAAAGGTCAACTTCGCAAAGTTAAGGCTACGGCGAATTATCTGTGGAATCCGGCAATGACTGGTATTCCGGAAAGCTTTAACCAATTCCCTGTCTACCTATGCAATGACATGATTTATCCCGCTTCCACCAACGTAGACCGCTCTATCGTGGCGCTGTTAGGTGACTGGAAAGCTGGTTACATGATCGTCGACCGTGCCGGTATTGCCATCCAGAGGCTTGATGAGCTTTATGCGGAATCAGGGCTCGTCGGATTCATTTGCCACTTCCGCGTGGGTGGTGGGGTTATCCGCCCCGATGCCTTCCGCGCACTTAACAACAACACCTAAACCAGTCTTTGACGGGGCGGCGAGGAGCCGCCCCCTATCAAAATAAAATAAACGAGGGAAAAAATGACTGCAAAATTAAAAAGACTTCACATTCCCAATGTGGGTGAATGTATCATGTCCCAGGGTTCCGGTTATCCTTACGTTCCCGCTTCGCTGATTTGTCCTTCGGGGTTTGAAATCAACGATACCATCCGAATCGGCAGAAAGGAATTCACACTTTCCAAGTCCGGCGGCGTAATGGCCAGCACCGCGCTGGGCGCCAAGAACGGCCTGCCCCAGGGCGTGGCCTTCGCTGACGTAGCCGAGGCCGCTGCAATCGGCGCGACTGCCGTGGTACTGACCACAGCCGCAACCGACGGTGCCGCAGGGACCGGACTCATGGCCGCCGATGAATTCAAGGGCGGCGAGATCGTACTTTTCACCAATGGCAGCGATATCCCGCAGCGCAGAGGCATCACAGGCAATACCGCCCGCGCCGCAACCGGCAATGTGTCGGTGACATTCTACCTGGACTCGCCGCTGACCTCAGCACTGACCGTAGAGGATCACGGCGAATGCATGCAGAGTCCTTACTCTTACCTGGTGCAGGACGGCGAAATAGGCCATCCCGTCATGGGCGTGCCCTGTGTCCCGGTGAGCGCGGCCAATATGTACTTCTGGCTGCAGACTAAGGGCATCTGCTTTGTCTCCCCGCAGGCAAACGTCGGCGTGGGCGGAGCAGGCATCGGCTGCTATTGGAGGCACGACGGCTCCATCGACGTCTATGCCAATATCGGCACCTACGTGTCCACTCAGTACGCAGGGAAAGTTGTTGCAGAGTCGAGCACGCATACCCAGGCTGCGCCGTTCGTTGATCTCGTATAAGGAGGCTAATCATGGAAAATCCGGATTACATACAGAGGAAACTTGCCGAGCGCGGTGAAAAAGCCGACGACAAGCCCAAGAAAAAGGACAAGAAAGAAAAAGACGAATAAGGCACAGGGGGCCGGGGAAACTCGGCCCCCTCCTATATTATGAAACTCAAATTATTAAAAGACATAAGGATGCAGGGTGCCCCGGCTGTGCAGATATTGGCCGGGTCTATTGTTGACGCCAGCGACGGGACAGCAAAAGCATGGATATCCGCCGGGGCTGCGGTGCCCATAAATATTATTGAGACAGCAACACCAAAGGCTGTAACCGAAACGGCAGTTACAGATAGCGTTACAGACAGAAAACGCGAACAAACGCGCGAAAGAGTCCGCCGTTACAGGGAAAAACTAAAGAGCGTTACAGGTGAATAATGATCATAAAATATAAGTCCTGCACCATAAACGGGATTGATATGACCGGCAAAGTTGAGAAGGTTGATGATAAGCAAGGGGCGCGCTTGATAAAATCCGGCTTTGCTGAAATTGCCACGGCTGGGCCGGTTGTCAATTACATGGGCCAAAACCCGAGGCGGGCTGAATATCCTGACGTTGAAAAGCCTGCCGATGAACCCAAATCCGGCATATTCGGCAAAAAGAAAAGGAAGGCTGATTGTGCTTAAACTCAAAACTGCGCCCACAGTTGAGCCTATCTCACTGGCTGAAGCCAAACTCCATTTGAGACTTGACCCTGGCGTGGCCGGTGATACCTCAACCGTGTCAACTATTGCCCATGGCTCCCACCCGATAGCCGCTGCTTATTCTTTAATAGGCACTCCCATTGATATTACAGGCTATGGAGTGGTGGTAAACCTCGTCTGCCTAACCAACGGCGCCTCCGGGACCGCGGACGTTAAACTCCAGGACTCTGACGATGGGACAACATGGGTAGATGTGGCCAGCGGGGCATTCACTCAAGTCACCGAGGCTAACGACAACGCCACCTACAGCAAGACATACATAGGTATAAAAAAGTATATCCGGGCCGTGGCCACCGTCGCTGTCGCTAATTGCGACTTCGGCGTTGACGTGGTTAAAAGTGGAGGAACTTCCGTGGAAGATACCCTCCTGTCACGGTTGATCACCGCCGCCCGCGAATATTGTGAGTCATTCCAAAACCGCGCCTTTATCACCCAAACCTGGTATCTGTGGTTGGATGCCTGGCCTGTCGAAATTAAAGTTCCATTGCCTCCACTATTATCAGTAACCTCTATCAAATATTACGACACTACTAATGCCGAAGCCACAATGACGGCCTCCGATTATTATGCCGATACTAATTCAACGCCAGGCCGGGTTGTCTTAGCATGGGGAAAGACGTGGCCGGGTACTACGTTGAGGCCGGCTAACGGGATCTGCGTGGAGTTTGTTTGCGGATATGGCGCAACGTCGGCCTCCGTGCCAGCCGCTGTCCGCCAGGCCATGCTCCTGCTCATCGGCCATCTTTACGAAAACAGGGAAGCTGTTAGTGAGAAGCCGTTGACCCAGGTACCCATGGCTGTCGAAAGCCTCTTATGGACGGAGCGCGTGCTGTAATGGAAGCAGGGAAACTTCGTCAGCACATCGTCCTGCAGCAACCCATAGCGGGGAGCAATGCCATCGGGGAAATTGTAAATACCTGGGCGGACGTAGCCACTGTTTGGGCTGCTGTAGAACCGGCTACCGGCTCCTGGTATTACGCCGGGCAGCAGGCCGAGTCAAAAGTCGATGGCAGGGTGAGGATACGCTACCGCGCCGACGTCCTCCCGACATGGCGGATTAAATTTGGTGACAGGTATCTGTCAATTATTTCTATCCTAAACCCACAGGAACGCAACAAGGAACTTATTTTGATGTATGTGGAGTCATTGGACTGATGGATATCGATATTGAGATCCAGGGTAAAGAGGAGTTTGAAAAAACCCTGCTGGCCCTGGCCAAAGCCTTGCCCAACGATAAAGTCGAGCCAGTGATGATGGAGGGTGCCAAGGTCGTGGCCGCAGCTGCTAAAGCCAAGGCGCCGCAAGGTCCTACCGGCAATCTTAAAAAAGGGGTCAAGGCCAAATACTTACGGCAGATCAGCAACTATCCGCGTTCTGCTGCAGCTACAGTAGACCGCAAGATTGTCCGCCATGCCCATATTATCGAGTATGGGACTAAGCCGCGCTACCAGAAGTCGGGGCGTTATACCGGCATCGGCCCGGCCAAACCCTTCTTCCGCCCTGCTGTTGACACTAACAGGGAGCCGGTCTACAGAAAGGTACGGGATAAGCTCTTGAACATGATCCTTGAAGCCGCGAGAAAATAATGTACGTTGAACATGCCCTCTTAAAGCACCTGTTGGCCCAATCTGCCTTGGCCGCGCTTGTCGGTGAAAAAATCTACTATGTGAACGCGCCGCAGGAAGTAGCAAGCCCGTATGTCGTGTTCTTTAAGGTATCAGCGGTAAGGGAGACCTCGCTCACCGGAACGTCCCATTTGGTTAACTCCCGCTTTCAGTTTTCTATATTCTCCGAGACTTATTACCAGGCCAAGCAGATAGCCGAGCAGATACAGTTGGCTTTACAGGATAAAAACAACGAAGTCATAGGAGGAACAGGTGGGGTGAGGGTCAGCATTCAATATGACAACGAACAGGATTTATACGATCCCGAAACAGGGTTTTACCATATCCCAGTCGAATATTTAATCTACTACAACGAATAGGAGGTCAAACATGAGCAACGCTATAGCAGCCAAGGGAGCTACCTTAGCCAGGGACGGGCACACCATTGCCGAGATTACCAAGATCGGCGGCATCGAGATCAACCTGGAGACGCTGGACGTCACCACGCTGACCTCGCCCGACAGCTTCAAGGAATTTATCGGCACCTGGTTTGATACCAGCGAAGTGCCCATCGAAGGAAACTTCATCGCCGGTGACGCCGACGGGCAGGTCGCCTTGATGGCCGACCAATTAGCCATGACCGTGCAGTCGTTCGTCCTCACACTGCCCACAGCTATAACGGCCACCTGGGCTTTCAATGCCCTAGTGACCAAGTTCAAGGTCGGCGATTATGCCGTAGGTGGCAAGATCGACTTCTCCGCCTCTTTGAAGATATCGGGCAAGCCGACTCTGGCCATTGGCGCTTCAGCTGGCTTGACCACGCCGTTCTTCGAGATTAGCGATGACGCGGTTATCGTGCCAGAGCCTGTAAACAATTATTATGATTATGTGGCCATGGTAGCCACTGGTATCAGTTCGGTAACCGTGACACCCACGGCGACTGCTGGCGTTATCACCGTTAACGGCAATATTGTGGCCAGCGGTGAGGCCTCGGGCTCGATTGCCCTGGGAGACGCAGGCAGTATCACAGCAGTTACCATCGTGGTAACCGAGACCGGCAAGGTGGCCAAGACATACACTGTACGAGTGGTCAGGGCGGTCAGCTAAATGGATAACATACCTATAGTTCTCGATAAAGAACGGCACCTGAAATGGACCATGGGCGGTATGGAGAAATTTCAGGAGGTCACCGGGATTGATGTGCTTTCTGGCGATGCCGATCCAGCCAGCTTCACACAAAAGGAAATCATCCCATTTCTCTGGGCTTGTTTGCTCTGGGAGGATAGGACATTAAAGCTGGAAGACGTTAAATACATGGTTGATATCAGCAAGATGATGGAGTTTATCCAGCTTATACCCAAAGTGGTAAACGCTGCTGTTCCCCAGGGAAACGCAGACCCAAACGCGGCGAGCCTCTCGACTGGCTGACACTGTGGTCTGTCGGGAGGTACGATCTTAATTTATCCGAGGATGATTTCTGGGCACTCACGTTAAAAGAATTGAGCGCCCTTCTGAAGCGCCGGGCGTTTCTCATCGAACGCCAGGATTTTCACGCCGGGCTGATCTGCGCCGTGCTGGCCAATATTCACCGCGACCCTAAGAAAACCAACGCCTTCACGCCGCAGGATTTTATGCCCGGCAAAACAGAGAAAAAACAGCAAACAGCGGAACAGATGATGCAGATTATTCAACTCTACCAGAAGTATTTCGAGGTAAAAGATGAGTGACGCAGAAAAGAGTCTTGTCTTCGTCCTACGTGCAAATATCACGGACTTTAATAAAAAACTCGGTGACGCGGAACGCCAGTTCAAGAAGTCGTTCGGCAATATCCAGGCCGACCTGAAAGCAACTGCTATTCAGTCGACGGCGTTGGCTGCTGCCATCATGGTGCCCATCGCGACTGCGTTCAAATCCTTTGCCCAGCATGGTGAGGATATAGCCAACATGGCCGACAAAACAGGACTAGCCACCAAGGAAGTCCAGCAGCTGGGCTACGCGGCCAAGGTCACGGGCAGCGACATGTCCGGGCTGGATATCTCGGTAAAGAAGATGCAGCGGACGCTGGTCGATGCCAGGACCGGAGGCAAGGCGGCGCAGGATGCTTTCAAACAGCTAGGTCTGTCCTGGGAAAACCTGAGCAAAATGAGCGTCGGCGATCAGTTCAAGACCATCGCTGACGCGTTAGGCAAAGTAGAGGACGAAGCGACCCGCACGGATTTGGCCGTTACCATATTCGGCAAAAACGGCACCACCATGCTGCCCATGTTCATCGAGGGTGTCACCAAATTATCCGATGCCTTCGATAAGCTCGGAGGAGGAATGAGCGATGCCGATCTGGAAAAGGCTAAGGCAGCGCAGCGGGCCATAGAGAATTTGGAGACAGCCTGGGGTCAGCTGCTCAACACGTTAACCAGTGCCGCCACTGGCAAGCAGGGGGCAGAATTCATTACCAGCCTTACCGAGGCGCTCGTTGGCATGAATAAATGGGCCAAAGAGAATCCGGAGGTGGTTAATGCCATCGGCCAGATCGTGATTGGTATTGCTGCCCTGGCCGGAGCACGGGGGATAGTGGCGGGCATAGGTTGGGCGCTGATGCCCCTGGTCAAAGCCTTTACCTGGCTGGGCACGTTTCTTCCTGGCTTGGGACCTATGATAGCCGGTGTATTCGGAGGCACAGCGTTGGTTACTATAGGAGCTTTCCTTGCTGCCATAGGCGGCGTAGCGTTCTTTGTCTACGCCCTGGTGACCGAATGGGACAGGTTAGGGCAACTGTTGGGCATTGTGGGTGACATTATCCGCAACAATCTGAATATAGCCATAAATCAGGCACACATAGCATTCATGCAGGCCAGGGATGGGATCGTGAATGCATGGAATACCGTTGTAGCCTTTTTCACCGGAGTCGTTGATGGTATCAAGAACGCTTTCGTAGCAGTGGGGGAGTGGCTGACGCAGCCGTTCAGGGACGCCTGGGCGCAGATACAGCAATTCTGTAATGACATAAGGAACTCCTGGAATAACCTTTTCAGCGGTGGATCGTCTGCCACAGTTACTGTTACTGCAGGTGTTCCGCGGACAGCTATGGGCGGTATCGTTACCTCTCCCCAAATCAGGCTGGTAGGCGAAAGTGGCCCGGAGGCCATCGTGCCCCTCAGCCAAATGGGAGGTATGGGCGGTATGGGTGGGAATACGTTTAATTTCAATGGTCCGTATATGGGCGATGATATCTCCAAACGCGCCCTGGTACGTGACCTTCAAAGAATAATGAATGAAGAGACTCGGCGTAGTTCATTTAAACCGGCTGAGACTTCGTTCTATAGTGTGGGCGGACATCTCTAATGGCACAGCCCGTATATTCCATAGCGATAGATTGGGATTGCGTGGACTGGGCAGGTGCGCATGACTTTACAGCTGCCGGCGATGATATTACCGGTGATGTTAAGGCATTCCGGATATCGCGTGGTAAAGACAAAGATAGCAACAGTTACCCGGCGGCCACGCTGGAAATGACCATAGAAAATTCCAGCGGCAACTATTACCCCACCAACATAGGGAAGAATCCTGGCCCAAAAGTCCGGCTGTGGCTGCCGGTGCGTGTCCAGGCCACCTATGACGGAACGACCTACGACCTGTTCTATGGATATTTGAACAGGATCACAGCATACCCGATAAAAAACCGGCAGGAGATCTACTTCTATGCCACGGATGGTATCGACCTACTGGCCAAGCAGATAGTAATTCAGGATATGGACGACAAAACCACAATGAACGACGGGGCGGCGGTTAACCTGGTACTCGATGCGGCATCATGGAACCAAACGAGGCGCGCCATTGATGTCGATGGCGGCGACATAACGAGCTTCCCCGATACCTTTGAGTTTGAGAAACCATAATGGCATACACGGACAAGACGATAACCAACGCATTTAACAAAGACGACACGCACCCGGAAGGCTATGATTTTGTGCCTGCCGCTGAACTGCTGAGACGTATCGCCGATACTGCTCTTGGTCGGCTATATATTAACAGTCTGGGCAATATAGTCTATGAGAGCCGTCATCATAGGGAGGCATGATGCCCGGTCACTGGGAAAAAACAACGTGGTCTTTTAATCCGGTACAAGCGGTGGGTCATTACGAAGGCTATGATATGGATCAATGGTCTTACCCGGATTGGCATCCATATAATTGGGATGGCAATCCTTCTGATTCCTACTGGCAATACGGCAGCGAGGCCCAGATGTTCGATCATCAGCGATTCGCCTCGCTTCAATACGAGCATCAGAGTGCGTGCACAACCTATCCCAATCACGTGCCTGGGCCGGGATACCTGAGCGGCTGGTTCGGCGATGAGGATATGTGGACATATCTGAAATCCTTTCGCTATGACCTGTCATGGCTGATCGATTATCTTGAAGCCAATCCAGACACATTTAGATTGGACGCAGAGATGAATCCATATGTCCAATTCAATTACGCGTATTCGAACGTGGGATACGGAAGGAATTCCCTGCCGTGGCCTTCACCGGACATTAACGCTACTCTAAACGTGGGTGGTAATTCGATCGAACTGGGGCACGAGACGAGCAGCACAACATATAAAAGAGATCTGTCACCAGGCGTGATAGCTCCGATTGTCGAGTGTTCAGTATCAGCATCTTACACTGAGCCGGAGCTCGATGTCGGCCCTATAACTTACCATGACTTCTATTACTGCGGGGAGTTGTGGGAGAACAAATACGTCTGCATTTATTATCATCAGGAATGGGTTCTCACCGGGACAGGTGGACGGTGCACGCGTCCCATCTTATGTGTCAATATCGAGTATTGGGTAGAAGACGAGCCGGTTCTGCAAAATATCGAGACCTTGAACGCCAAATATATCCACGTGTCCTCGGCCACTATTGGAGGCAAATTTACTACTTCCGATGATACTCATGTCGAGATGGGTATACATTGGAGGCCCAAGGGCGCGACTTTATGGCAGACCTACTGGTGGGCCAAGTCGCCGTTTTATATAGCATGGAACCTGACCTTCTGGTACACATTATCGGGATTAAACTCCAATCGTACATATTACTACAGGGCATTTTTCAGGAAAGACGGCGAATATATCTACGGTTCGGAAAAAAGCTTTACGACGGCTGCGATTCCGGTAGTGTTCAAATATCCAGGCACGGAATACCGCACGGCCAAACAGGCACTGGATGATGTGATGAAATTGAGTATAGGCCGGTATTATGCCGACGCCCAGGGCGACTTTGAGTATGAGAGCCGGTTTCGGAGAAACGCCTGATGCCGGCCAGTGCATTCACTTTCAATAATGCGAACATCACCGATCTGATTTACGAGTTAAACGACGGTGAGTTGTTCAATGACGTGATGGCCATTGTAGGGGCAGCAGGTTCGGAAAACCTGGTAAGGTGGACGGATGACGGGTCCATTGCCAGGTACGGTAGAAGGTCTTTCAGAATTGACCGCCCGATAGGGGTTGATGATGCAGTGGTAGATACATTGGTAACTGCACAGTTAGACCGCACCGTCGAGCCCTATGCCAACCTGACCATCACGGTATTATCCACGACTGCCGCATTGATAGTTGCCACACTTGAACTTGAAATTAGTAACAAGGTAACAGTCAGCGAAACCACGATGGGCATGACTGCCGTTGACTTTATCATTGAGAGCATTGATATCAGCGTGGATCGTAACAATTTGATCACGGCGACATACGGGATGGTGCAGGCGAGAACAGGCGAGTAATGAGCAATACGCTGTTCGAATCGTGGGAGTCGTTCAATGAGTATTGCTACGCTCGGGTGACTCTGGATCGCTGGGAGTGGCAGGTATTCTATCCTCAGATCAGTCACACTATCACCAGCATCTCGGTGCTGATGTGTGCGCAATACTGGGATACTGTGGATTTAGGGAATATAACAGCCGAGATTCAATCTACTGTATGGGACGATGGAGTGGAATCCGGCGACCCTCCATGCTGGAAACCATCAGGGGTCGCACTCTGTTCCGGTACCCTTGACACTTCTCTGATCACGACAGAAGACCGTTTTGGGGAGTGGTATGAGATAACTCTTGGAGCAGGCGCATTTCTTGTGGCCGGGTCTAAGTACGCTATCGTACTAAAGGGGGAAGTTCTCGGCGACAATGGGGAGATAAGCTGGTTCTATGATTATGAGACTGATCCTCTATATCACGGAGGCAAGGACTGCGGGTACAAAAATGATGGTGAGGAGGAGTGGTGGAGTTGGTGGGGGCAGACGTATGCCTTCAGAGAATATGGGGCGCTCGGGGAATTCTCAGGCCTGTGGGATGCCAATCTGAGTGACCTCACAATCACCCTCGACGATACTGAAATCTGCAATGACCTGAGAGTAATGATACCTCATTATTCTTATGATCTGTCATACGTCGGTGAAGCCGTAACAGTCAACTACCGTGATCTTGTTTACACATCACTGGACGGCGATTCCATTAACAAGTACGGCAGACGGTCAAAGGTCAACAAGTATCAGGTGATGGATGAAACCTTTCAGGAAGCATGGTGCGAGAACCAGAAGCAGAAGTACGCCGAACCTTATTACTGGGCTGAAGCCACGCTTCCCGGCACGGATGCCAATATGGTGAAATGCCTGGCCACTAAAGTATCCAGCGTTGTGTCCCTGCTTAACACGCTATCCGGTATCAACAATGAATACATGGTTGACAGTTATATGCTGGAAGCCAGGCAGGGATGTTTAACAGTAAAACTGGGGCTACGGGAAATGGACACGGAACAGCAGTTGACGCTGTTCGTTATCGACACAGATTCAATTGACGGAGATCATGTTATAGGATAAAAAAGTGAGTTGGAGCATACCGAAGACCTGGACAACCGGCGCTGTCCTAACTAAGACAGACCTGGATAAAGAAGTCCGAGATAACCTTAACTATCTGAAGCTGAATATCGCCCTGGAAGGCGCCGAAGAATTAACCATCGCCGGCAATGCTTTGTATCCCGGCTTCACCCAATCGCACCACACCATAGACACCGAGGGAGACGAAGCGAGCGATGACCTCGAGCAGATATTCGGTGGCACTGAGGGCCAGGTCGTCTTGATCCGGCCTGCGGACGGCGCCAGGGTGATAGTGGTCAAGCATAACGTTGGCAACATCTGGCTACCGGGCGCCGCGGATATAAGCCTCGACCAGGCCGACGCGTACCTGATGCTGGTCTACAGCGGCGTCAATTGGGTGGCCATCGCCGGCTCCGGCGCCGATCCGGCCCACAGGATACGAGTGGCCAACGCTGCGCCCGCCTCGCCAAGCGAAGGCGATATTTACATAGATTCGGTGGAGAATGCCTTATATATAGCTACCGATTAGGAGGTTCAATGTTCGAGAAAGAAAAAAAGCCGCCACAGGTTGAGACGGAGGGCGAGATCATCGTTAAAATCCCGCGACAGCTGCTGCCCGACTTCGAGGAATTGGCCAGAAGCCGCGGATTCCCCGACTCACGGGCTTTCCTGGCCAACTTCGTGCGCAAGCAGCTGGCCCTGCATTTCCAGACCGGCACCGACAGTTCAAAACTATCAGATATTAAATAGGAGGTTTATACATGGCTGTAACATGGAAGAAACTGGCACAGGAAGCCGACGTCGTCCTCAAGACGGCCTACGCGGCCAAGGGCGACCTGCTGGTGGCCTCGGCCGCCAACACCCCGGCCGTGCTCGGCATCGGCAGCACCAATGACGTGCTCACCGTATCCGGGGGCACTGCCGTCTGGGCGGCTCTGGGAGCGCCGGCCTCGCATGCCACGACCCACAAGAACGGAGGCAGCGACGAACTGCTCTTGCACGAGCTGGGCGAACCTACGGGAGACGTCGAGTGCAATGACCAGGAGTTCAACGGATTAGTCCTGGAAAACTCGGCATCCGACCCTGCCACTGCTCACCTGGGCAAAGTCTACTTCAAGACTGGAGACACCGGCATTTACGTCTGCACGATAGCTTCATGATGAAGACCGTGCCGATTGATAAGTTCGAGGAGGCCCGCCTTAACAAAATGGCGGGCCTCCACAACGCCATCCTCAAAGAGATAATCAAGCGCAGGCTGACCTATGCCGAGATCTACATCACTTTAGAAGAGGTCAAGAAACAGGTATTGGAGCAGTTTGAAAAGCGCATCATGAAGGGAGAATGAAATGGCCGTAACCTGGAAACGCTTAGCACCCATTGACGACGTCATCACCAAGAACCTTTTAACCCAGCAGGGTGACGTAATATACGCCTCTGGTGCGTCTACCCCTGCTGTATTGCATCCGGGTACGGACGGACAGGTGCTGACCACTAAAGGGAACGGGGTCAATCCGATATGGGCAGACGCCGCCGGTGGGGCTGATATAGCCGCTCAAACATTGACTTGGTTAGGGTTATAAAATGGGAAGTTTCACGATTAAAAACCTGGGTAATGGGCAGCTCCCCAATTCCATCGGAGATCTCTACACGGTCCCTGCTTCCACGACCGCTGTTATCCGGTCAATCGTCTTAATCAATACCAACACCACCGCCGAGACCGTCAACCTTTACTACCTCAAATCGGGTGGGACGGCCAGGCGGATCATACCTAAATCGTTGTCCCTGGCAGCCAACAACTCCCTGGTTTTCGACAGCCCGCTGACCCTGGGGGCAGCCGACAAGATACAGGGAGATACGACCACCGCGTCTAAAGTGGACTACGTTATCAGCGGCGCGGAGTACGCCTAAATGAGAATTTACAATGCATCGGGTGCCGTGATCTCCTCAGACATACTGGGGGAATTTACGGCCAATGCCATATTTCCGCTTACCGGCTGGGCCTACCGCAAGTCAATCACCATCAGCCGCGCTTCCGGCGCCGTGACCAATTACCAGATGAAACTGCTGGTCGGGAAAGACTCCGGCGCCACCGGTGAAAACGTAGACTGTGCCGGGCACTGCGAGAACGACTTCAGAGATATCAGGTTTACCAAGGCAGACGGCGTAACCCTGCTCGACTACTGGATCGAATCGTACGGGGCCTCGGGGACATCCTACCTGGCCACTATCTGGATCGAGTTCGATTCCATCGATACAGGCGCCACCACCTTCTACATGTACTATGGCAACAGCGGGGCAACATCGGCCAGCAACATCCAGAACACCTTCATATTTGCCGACGACTTCAGCGGTGCATCCCTTGATACCACTAACCGATGGGATGAGGGCGGCAGTGGAGGGTCCGTGGCCATATCCAGCGGCGAGGCTGTTATCACCGGTGCACGCCGTTATATCACAAGCAAGTCAACCTATGCCAACAATACCGCCCTGCACGCCAGGGTGAAATTCAGCACCTCCGTGGCAAGCTTCAAGATGCTCGGTTTCATAGGCACGGTCGGAAGTCCCAGTGAGCAACTGATGACCATGGGGCTCCGTTTTTATCACGGAGACACTAATTTTTCAGCAGAATCCGGCAATGGGACATCCATACACAAACCGAGCCTGGGAGTGGCCTTTGATACGGCTTCGTATCATATCATGGAACTGCGCCGCTATGCCATAAGCGGCACCAACTACGACCGGTTCATACTTGATGGGCGTTCTCCCGTGACCGGCAATTACCCGACTGCAACAGCCAGGTACATCGATATCGATATGGACGATTCGGGCCAAGCACTGAATGTTGACTGGATATTCCTGCGCCAGTATTTATCAACAGAACCGGCCTGGGGTAGCTGGGGAAGTGAAGAAGGTGCCATGCCCATAACTCCTATCAGGATAAAGTAATGGCTGATCAACAAGATTACACCTGAATAAACAAGGAGTACGCCAATGCCAGATAACGGCATAGATTGGGAGAACAGGTTCGGCAAAACGCCGGCCGAAATGACCGAAGGAGAATGGAGGGTCGCCGTAGCCAGCCTTCTTTGCGAGGCGGTCAAATCCTGCCGGGCAATCCCTAAAATCGAAGCGTTCTATAAGGTCGCTATATGGATAGCACCGCTGATCATAACGGCCATGGTGGCTTTCATCATAGCGTTCGTTAATCACGTTCAAATGAGATAGCTATTTCACTCGTTCATCCATGCCGCCGGGCAAATATTCTGCCGGGCGGTTTTTCATTTTCATGGAGGTTTATCATGGATACTACCCTTCTTGACGGCTACAAGAAAATCATCGTCACTCTCTTGACCCTGGCATCCGGCATGGTAGGCATCTTCATAACCGATCCGGCTAAGGCGCAGACCATCGGCCAGTTTCTGGTGGATATCCTGGGCCCGGTGCTCATTACCCTGGTCGGCATCGTCTATACCATCGTCCAGGGCAACATCGACAAGGAAAAGGCCAAGACTGTAGCAACCGAGGCCAAAGTACAGGCCATTATGGCCCAGGAAGCATCCCCAAAAGCTGATAGCGTTGCGGCTGTGCAGCCGGCAGTAGCGCCAATCGTGACGGCTGCAGAGATCGAAAGTTATCAGCCGGCGGACCTGGCCAAGTACGTCACCGCGGCGGAGGGATCTATCAAGGCTGATGGACAGATGATCACCCCACTTACCCGGGCCTTCTATTTCTGGCCTTACATCGCTCATTTCGACCTGCGGGATGTCCCGCGCCAACTCCGCATAGGCGAAGCTAAGCGCTTCGTCGATAAAGGCGTCGAGCTATTCACGGAGGCCTTCAAGTTCCACACCAAGCTTGCGACCGTTCCCACACCGGCCCAGGCCGGCAACCAGCACAGCTACATGTTTCAGCTGAAGAAAGATTACGAGAAAGCCAATAACCTGCTTTGCTCGAATAAAACCTTTGAGGATCTGCGCAACCTGGTGACCTATTTCAATGATCTCTACACTGCACAGGACGGCCTTAATCAACTGACTGACAAAACCGTGGACTGGTCGATCTACGGCAGCGGTGCTTTCACTCCCACACAGGTCGGCTGGGATTACGTGAAATTGCTCTAAGAGGCGCAAAGATGAAAGGAAAGTTGGTATTACTGGCACTCATTCTGGCCATTGTATGTGCGGGTTGTAGTCCGCCTCTGGCCATAACCGATATTAAGATTGTGACTGTTGATGAAGGCGGCTATCAATGCCTGTCCTGGTCAACTAATCAGGATGCGCAGTGCAAGGTGACGTACTGTGAAGGTAATCTGTGCTCTACCAGCCCGCTGGAACCCGAGTACGGAACACTTCATTGCATTGGTATCCCCGCAGGAGGCAAAGACTTAACCGTTACAGCTATCGGCCGTGACGGACAAACGTGTAGCATAAACATCGATTAGACACAGCTTGCAGGCTGCCTTTCCTGCAAGGCATCTACCTCCTTCCCGCCGGGTGGTCCTTAATCGGACTGCCCGGCTCTTTTTTTGTTATTCAAAAGATTTTTGTAAAACCTATTGACAAGTAAACCTTGAAGATATATTATTATTACCATGATTAAAATATGTAATTGTAAAAGATGCGGACATGAATGGCCATCCAAGATGCCGAAACCCCGTATATGCCCGAAGTGCAAGTCGGCTTCGTGGTATATTCCGAAGAAAATAAAGGAGGCTGCTGAGGGAGTTAATTAAATGGTAACAGCAACACGGGAACTGACAGTTTATCAATTCGGCGAATATCCCCAAGATATTCAGGTTGTTGACGGAAAGGAGTGGTGGAGCATACCGGATGCCTGTCGTATTCTCGGCCATAAAAATTCACGGATGGCAACTAAGAGCATCCCAAATCAACATGTAAAGATGCTTACAGGTTGCGCCAAAGATGGCCGGAAAAGGAAGCTACGGTATACCGATGAGTACGGGCTAAACCAGTTAATCTCCCTGGCGCGAACAGAGCAAGCATTGGCATACAAAGAATGGGCCTTCGGAACTGTCCTGCCCACAATCCGCAAAACCGGCTTCTATTCAGTCGCGCCAGCGGATAGCTCGCTCGCTCCCATGCTTGAGCAGATAGTCAGCACACTTGCCAACGTGGTGACTCAGCAAGGACAGATTCTTACCCGGCTCGCTACTGTGGAACTTAATCAGGGCTGGAATCAACTGACCGTACACACTACAACTACCGTGAAATCAGAGGTCAAAAGGCAGGAAAGGACACCGCATATCATCCTTGACGCGATGGTAAAGGCCCACGCTCGCAACTTTTATGATGACCACGTTCCGTATGTGTGGAATATCTTGGTCTACCAATACCGCCTCGATAGGGGAATAAATTTGAATATCCGGCGCAGCAATAAAAATATCACTATAGCGCAGGCTGCTGAAAGGGCTGGTTGCCTGGATGACCTTATTAAGTATGCCGAAAACCTATTTATGAACGACAAGAGATAAGCATGAACACCATCACCGATTTCAAACTGGCGGGCGTCACCTGGGGAACGGGTGACTATAAAGAGTTAACCAAGCTCATAGATCTGGTAATAAAGGAGGGAAATAATGGCAAAGGTATGTCCACTGAAATTCCTGGCCACGCGCTATCTTCTGCAGCGCTTCCATGGAAGTAAAACTGTACTGCCCCTTCTCTAAACGGGAAATGAACGCCGGGGTGTACCCGGTTAATTTAGCGAGTTCCCCTTGCGTTAAACCACGCCGTAACCTGTGTTCGCGGACAGCCTCAGCCAAATCCATAACGTTCACAATCCTTTCTGTGCATTACCAATTATTAACACGATGTCAATCTTTTGTCAAGTATTAAATTTATGTTACCTTAACCATTGACAAAGCATGAACATACTGTTAATATATCCATTAATATGAGGAAAATATCAAAAGAACTCAACAAAAAACTCGCCGCCGAAAAAATCACCCAGCACCAATTAGCAAAGGAACTTTCAATCCAGCCTGCCCTACTATCCATGATACTCAAGGGCAAGCGCACGCCCTCCCTGGTTGTTACCAAGGCACTCTGCCGCAGATACCCGGACATGGTGGACATTTTATTGAGGTGAATTGAATGGCAACAGCAACACGGGAACTGATGGTCTTCAAGGGGCACAATCTTAGAACTGCAATCAACGATGAGGGGGAACCTGGGGTACTTCTCGCTGATATAAGCGCTGCTATCGGGATCAAAAGGTCAAGCAATGTTGCCTCAAGGTTGTCAAGCAAGGATGCATTTATTAAATGCACCCTTACATCGGGTGGCATGCAAGACATGTGGTATGTCACGGAATCAGGGATTTATGCTGTTTTAGTAGGTAGTCGTAAACCACTGGCCAAGGAACTGACGAAAGTGCTTCTCACGGAATTGCCCAAGCTACGCAAGCAGGTCGTACATTCAACGGACGTCCTCGCCCCACAATCTGACCATTGGGCGGTTCTCAAGGCTGTGGCTGCTGGCATGATAGATATGCAGGCCGACATGGAGGCAGTGAAGTCTGACATTGCAGAATTAAAGGCAAGTAAAAAAACCGACATTCTGCTATTAAAGCCGGTCATTGATTACAGCGAACGTGTCCGGTTACTTATCCATGACTGGGTAGAGTCTCACTCTGATAATCCGCGCGTCACATATCCAAACGTGCACAAAAGGCTTAATACTCGCTTCTTTTATAAGCACAAGCACAACATCAGCGAGATGGGCAAGAAGCGCAATAAGTCAGCCTTACAGGTGGCTATAGACCTGGGCATGGGAGTCGAGATGCTCTCACTGGCGCAGGAACTGGTAGACAATAACTTTGAAGGTTATTTCAGCGAAAGTGAGGTGCTATTTTAATGAAAAATTCACAACATAGGTTTAGGTTGAATATTGATGTAGCCCAACTAATTTATATGGTCCGGGCTCTATGGAGAGATATCTTTCACCCTGGATGGCGAAGGGCCGATGAAAAGGATCACCCAGGCTGGGTTAGCGTTTGGTTGGATGATATGGAGAAGCAGGGTGAGATGGGGAAACTACTGGAATTTGCCAAGGAATATTTCGGAAGGAAATAGTGACCAAAAAAGAGGCCGGGCACCTGGGCGGAATCGCAACGAGCATAAAGTTCGGCATCGAGCGCTGTGAACACTGCCACCAATTACTCCCGCCGAATGAACATCACAAACGGATCGGCGCTAAAGGCGGAGTCAAGGGCGCCGCAGTTTTACAGCGAAAGTACAGCGCGGAGCAAAGACGCGAGTGGGCCCGGCTCGGAGGCCGACCAAAAAAGGAGGGTAATGAAAAAGGCAAGCGACCGCAAAATCTGTCCACTGAAATTCCTGGCCACGGCGGGTAATGCCTGCTGCGTCGAGGAACTATGCGCCTGGTGGTGCGGGACTGAATGTGTGCTGATAGCACGCGAGAAGGCAAAGCATGGCCTATAAAGTAGATGTGGACTATACCGGGCGGGAAAGTTACATCTTTGAGGCACCGGGCCGCGAGGAGGCTGCGGAAAAGGCAGTCGAATTATTTGAGCAGAACAACCCTGGCCTGATAGTTACTGGAACCTACGTGGAGACTTTAACAGCGCAAGATCGGCGCGAATTAAACCACGCCGACGAATTATAAAAGGAGGGATGCATGCCCATCAAAGGACTCAGCGAAAAGCGCCGGCTGCCGCGCTTAGGCAAAATTCGCACCGGCATCAAGACGGCCAATGCCAAAGGCACAGAGTATCCACAGGCGGTCGACTACTTTGTGTGCCCCCCGGAGGTGCAGGAAGTCTACGGGGAAAAACCAAAGTCACTGAGAATTTACTTCCCGATCGAGGATGACGCCATCTTCGCCAGCCAATTCTACCGCGCATACTCAGCGTCCAGGGGGTTGATATGCAAGGGCGATGGAGCGGCGGCTTACCGGCTGTGTGACATAAACAACGACTCTTTCCCCACGCCGGACAGCAAAGAGACAGCGCTAAAAGAGGTAGCATGCGAGGGCAAGGACTGTGAGTTTTACGGTAAAAAGTGCACAGAGGTAATGAACCTGCAATTCCTACTGCCGGACGTACCAGGACTGGGAGTCTGGCAATTAGACACGGGCTCCATTAACGCCATCAAGAACGTTAACAGCACCTTGGAACTGATACGCTCCATCATTGGGCGGGTCGCCATGGTGCCCCTGGACCTGGTTATCGCGCCGCTGGAGGTTACGGCGGACGGAAAAAAGAAAACCGTCCACATCATCAACATCAAACTCAACAAAACCCTGCTGGAGCTGCGGGCGTCCATGGGCAAAGAACTGCCCAGGTTAGCGCCGGTAGACAAAGCAACAGGGGAGATAAACCCCGGCCTGCCGGTGCCAGACGACGAAATACCGGAACTCATCGCGCCCGAGAATCAAAATCACGATCAGGAAGCTGACGATCAGTTATTCCCGTCCTCCCCGGCTCCCATCGATTGGTCAAAATCCAGCAATGCGGATTTCAAGGATGCCAGGGATGCCTTGATAGTCCGGCTGGGCATGTCGAAGCCGCTGATCACTGAGCACCTGCGCCGCCGGGGCCTGGTGGGCGACGGGGGCCTGGTTACCATGGCCAACCGGGGCCTGGTCATTGCTGAACTGACGAAGATGTGTGAGGTGGAGGGCAAATGAACCAGGAAACCCCCAATGCCCTATTCGATGCGAAGTGGCAGGTCGGGGCACTGGAACTCCGTAATAAAGCCCTGTTCAGGTATATGGAGTCCATTGAGATTACCAACCGTGACCAGCAGAAAAACAGCGAGCAGTTATTGATCGACGGCCGAGCTGCGCTGAAAGAGGCGGAAATTAAGAGGAAGGAACTTATCACTCCTCTGAGGGCAGAGGAAAAATATATTAACGACACATTCAAGAGGTTTACATCACGGATTGAATTAGGTTTGGCCAGGATAGACAACGCGCTAAAAGTCTACCATGCCGAACAAAGGAAACTGGCCGAGGCCAAGCAAATAGAGCAAATGGTGGTCGCTGCCGAAGCCAGGGAGACGGGTGAGATTGTGGAACTTCAGCCTGCTCCCCCTGTGGGTAAGACGTCCCACACGTACGGCGGGTCCGTAACCTACCGCGAAGACTATGACATACAGATCGTTGACATGGACGCGGTGCCCAGGGACCTGTGTGTCCCCGACATGGTGAGGATCCGCGCCAGGGTAAAAAGCGGCATTACTTCTATTCCCGGCGTGCTCGTAACAAAGAAATTAGTCACCGTAGCGAGGCCGGGATAATGGCCTGGGCGGGTTTACCTCCTTTTACCCGTCCAGGCCGGGGGGTCGTATGGAAATAGCTGATTACGAACGGGCAACCCGCGAATGGGGCCGCCGTAATCCTGAATTTATCCGTGAGGACGTATTAAACCCTAAGAAGGTGAAAGTTATGAAAACACCTGTGGTAACAAATGCTACAACAAATGTGGTAATGGAAGGCTACAAGTGCTCATTTTGCGCCCGCGAGTTTGAAAAGGAAAGGTCAGTCGGCGTCCATGAAAGCCAGTGCCGAAAGAACCCGGATGCACACCAGTGGGCCAGGGGCAAGGCCAGGCGCCGCAGAGGGGCACAGCCAGGGAACCATAACCGCAAGAAAAAACAGCCCGTTGAAACGATACAGGCCATACCTGAGACGATTCACCCTGATAGTGAGACGATTAGCAACTCAGTTGAAACGACGGTGCTGCAAGCCGAGATACCACACACTGTGGGGCAGCCGGCACCCGTAAAATCCTTTGCCACGAACCGTCTCTATGACTACCTGCTGGCGGGTATATTACTGGCCATCCTGTTCTGCGGGGTGATCTATGCTGCCCTGGGGATTAAATTACTGTTCGGTTTGTGAGGTGAAATGATATACACAACCTACAATTTAGCAGTCAAACATAATGCCTGTGAGAGGGCGTTGGAATCATGGGATAAGCACGTCGGGGGGATTAAGAAGTTTGGGGCTGATACCCCAATCCCCTTGACCGATATCCTTGAAGTCCTGGGCATCGATGATTGCCTCTGGGCATTCCGCGCTGTGCAGGATGAAGAGGTGGCCGACACTATCATTCTTAAGTTTTTAACCGCCGTTGCTGACAAGTGGTTGATTCATTTTGAATCTAAATATCCGCAAGATAAGCGACCTTGCAAAGCGTTCAAAGCGCTACGGGATTATTTTTTAAATCCGTCATACAAGGCAGCAGTGGCGGTGGATTCAGCTTACAAGGAGGCCATCAAAGCGGATCTCAGTAAAGATGATAGGGATTATCTTTGGCTGCTTGCGGGCGGTGATTGGACTTATTCGTCGTATTGCGGCTCGCGGTTTCGGAGTGCGTATAACGATCGCTGGTATGCGGCTTCGACTATCGGCGGGCGGGCGCTTTCGGAGGCGGAGAAAAAATGGCAAACGGCAAAATTACAGGAATTGTTGGAGGAGGCATGATCTGTCCGTTCATTGTTCGGTTTATAGGAGATAGTAGACCTTGCCAAACCGAATAATTAAGGAGTCGATCTGCACGAGCTGCGACATCGAGCAGTTATCTCCTATGGAGGAGGTGTTCTTTTACCGGCTCATCGTGAATTGCGATGACTACGGTCGGATGGATGGGCGGGCCCCGATACTCCGGGCGAAGTGCTTTCCACTGCGCCTGGGCAAGGTGTCCGACGCCATGGTTGATGGATTTTTAGCCAAGCTGGTCAACGTGGGCATGGTGCAAACATATGTGGTTACTGGAAAACCGTACATCCAGATTTCCGCATGGGAAAGGCATCAGCAGCAACGAGCGAAGCGAAGCAAATATCCATCACCGGATGGCAATGGATATCAAGTGATATCAAATGCCCCCGTAATCCAATCCGAATCCGAAATAGAAAAAGAAAATACCAAAGAAAAAGAGCTGAAACATGAAATTAGACCTGGTATTTTCCTATCATCGCCGGAACACGAAAGATTGATTAAGCAATTCGGAGAGGCCGGAGCTGATGAGAGAATAGAAAAACTCTCATTGTATTTGCTATCAACTGGGAAAAAATACAAGTCACACTACTATACGATCTTAAACTGGGAAAGGATGGACTCCAAAAAACAGGACCCGGTGCTGACCAATGAGGGGAGGTATCCACGGGCACAATGAACGTCCCTCACAACCTTGATGCCGAAGTGGCTGTCCTGGGGTCAATCCTCATAGACCCGGACGCACTGGGGGTGGTCAACCTGGTCCCTGCAGACTTTTTCAGCGACCAGAATCAGACAGTATTCCAGGCGATACTCGCTCTAAAAAGCGGGGTTGACCAACTGACAGTGGCCCATGAGCTGCAGCGCCAGGGTAAGCTGGATGAAGTGGGAGCAGGGTATCTGTCCCACCTGGTGTCCCTGGTCCCGACCTCAATCCATGCCAAATATTATGCGGGGATAGTAAAGCAGTGTGCCTTCAACAGACGGCTGATCTCCGCGTCGGAGCAGTTGCGGGTCCTGGGTTACAAGAACGAGGAGCCTGGGATGGTGCTGCAGAAAGCCGGGCAGATGATATCCGAGATCGGGAAGTCAATCGAGGATACAAAATTGTGGGCCCCGGGCGACATGGCCACCAAGGCGATGGACCGTTACATGGAGATGCGCCGCGTCTCACCTGGTTTGGCCTCGGGGATCCCTGAGTTCGATGACCTGACCGGCGGTTTTTTAAAGGGTGAGTACATCATCCTGGCCGGGCGAGGAGGAATCGGCAAGACGACCTTGGCCCTGCAACTCGCCCGCAATATGGCCAAGAAACTTAATGTGCTGTTTGCCTCTATGGAGATGCGGGCCGAGTCGGTCACTGACAAAAACGTGGCCGCCATCGCAGGGAGGATGACACGGACCATATCCAGAGGGAATTATTCAGACGACACACTGGCTGGCATCAACACCGCCCTGGGCAAACTGGCTGACCTCAACCTCTACATCGTCGAGGGGAATCAAACAACCCAGTCACTCAGGTCCCGCATTGAGCAGCAGATAGGGGCTTACGGTTGTGATGTGGTATTCGTGGATTACCTGCAGAGATTCGCTGACCGGTACGGGTCCTCTGCCAACGAAAGGATTGGCCACATATCCAATGAACTGGCCAATATAGCCAAAGATTTCAATTTGCCATTGATAGTGCTCTGCCAGCTCAATAGGGATACCGACAAGCGGGAGGATAAACGGCCGCACCTGTCTGATCTGCGCGACAGCGGGGCCATTGAGCAGGATGCTGACATGGTGCTGTTTGTCTACAGGGACAGTTACTACAAACGCAACGAGGTAAATAACCAGGTCGAGCTCATCATTGCCAAGGACCGGCTGCGCGGCTGCACCGGTTATATCCCACTCAGTTTTGAGAGGGACGGTGAAGTTTATGTTTAAGATTACCTTCGTCTTTGACAGCCTGCCTCCCATGGACCTATCCCCCAACGGCCGGCTCCACTGGCGCGGCCGGGCCGCCAAAGTCAAACAGGAGAGGGAGTACGCCAGGTTACTGGGGATGCAGAATAAAGGCGACTGGCAGGCACCGGACAAGGCAATTTTATCGTTTGAATTCTACAGCTCAACAAAGAGGGCCTTCGACCTGGACAATGCCATCTCCGCGACAAAAAGCTGGATTGATGGCTTAAAAGATGCCGGCATTGTTTTAAGCGATGACTGCTGGCACCTGTCCTACGGCAAGGCGGAGGTCATCGCCGCCAAATATGACGAGACACGCCTTATCCTGGAGGCCAAATGACCAATTCAGAGTGGATGACAGTAAACCCATGCCGCCCTGACTGCCCTACAAAGGATGGACATTGCCCGCCGAACAGCCGTTTTCCTTGTGAAATGCGCCGAGAATTTGACGCTGAGGTTGAAGCACAACGCAAGCTGCTGGAATATCTTTATAAGCGCGTGTCTGATGGTGATTGGATATCCGCTACAGCAATCAAGCAAATGCTCAACCAACTGGAGGCCAAATGATCTACTGTCAAGGCTCCTACGGTTGGCAGGAGTGCCTTATCACCTGCGGGTGTGGTTATGAGGTTATAGGACTCTACAAGAGGGAAATGGACACAGGACGTAGTTATTACGCCGATGCCACACAGGACATATTAGATAAGCCGTGCCCGGAGTGTGGCGATAAATTGGAGGACAAATGACAGACATCATCCCTGTAAGCGACACCATCGAATTAACCATAGCAGAGAGCAATGTTGTTGACACCATGCAGTTAGCACGGCATGTCAAGAAGTGCTTTGTGAGGATGGGTGAGTTATTGAAGGCCAATAAAGACAACGCCTACTGGTCACAGTCAGGATATGAGAATTGGAGAGACTATGTGGAGCAGCTTGGCATAGGCGGCCAGGCCACGGCGTCAAGGTTGATAGCTGTTTATGAATTATGCGCCGGCGCAATTTTATCCGAGGACGAGGTTTATGAGATAGGGCTGGAGAAAATGAAGCTCTTACTGCCCCTGGCTAAAAAGGGGATGCTGACGCCGGAGATCATCAGCCTGGCCAAGTCCTCCCCCAAGCGCGACCTCATGGCGCAGCTCGGGCTAAGGATCCCACACAACGACAGCAAGCACAGTGTGACCTGCTCAAGATGCGGTGCTGAGATCACCGGTGCCGCCTGGATTAAGAAAGATGGACATACCGCAGAAGATAAGACTGGAGGTATTTAACCGTGCGGGTGGGTTATGCGAAGTGTGCAAAGGCCCCGGCGGCTGGAGAGGATTATCAATGCACCATATCAAACTGCGGGCGCAGGGCGGCGAGCACACAGCGGATAATTTGCGCCTGTTGTGCGGAGGGTGCCATTCGATCCAGCATGGAATACGGGAGGTCAAATGAGCGATTGGGAAGGTAGGTTTGAAATTGAATACTGGCCCTCTTTCGTAAAGTCCTCAAAGGATAAAGGCAGGTATCTAAGCCAATCAGAGAGGGAGCTGGTGCTGTCCTTTTTGAAACACGTTGATAGGTTGGTCACGGAGCAAATGCACCAGGCCAAGCAGCCCATTATCGCGCCGGATATATTGGAAGGCGGGCCTGACGACTAAAGGAGGTGCCTATGAAATGTTTTATGCACGACCGGGAATGCGGGATAGGCTGCAGGGCATGGAGCGCAAGCCATGACTGCTGCCTGTTGTTAAGGTACATAGAGCAGATGGTTGAATGGGGCGAGGCTGATGATATCGAAGAAGAGGCTGACTATGCCTGACTTCCTGGACTCGTTATCAGATCATGGCCGGGCTCAGTGGTATCAGCTCCTGCAGGAACTGGGCATTGCATACAAAGCAAAGGATAAACAAAGGACGGTCAGTGTGAGCGCAAAGCTTGAGGACATTGAGGAGATAGGTAAATTGATGGCTCAGGCTCCCAGGAGGTCAAAGGATGAATAGATACCCCATCGACATGCCGGAATATGCCAGCCAAAAGAACAGACTTAGTGGCATCATACGAGGCAAGCCCTTCATCCCTCACCATGAGGAAGTGGACAGCGCAAACAAAACAGGCACCACATACCATCCCTCTAAAGGCAACCCCTGTGTAACTGACCTTCACTTCCATAGTGAATGTTTAGCAGCGCCGTATAAATTGGAGGTGTAAATGCAATTAAGCTACAGCAATAACTTAATACGTTTCACACTCAACAACTGGCTGGATATCAAGTCCGGGTGTGTATGCATAGATAAGATGGCGGAGTTCACCAAGTCAGCAGGTAGAAAGAACCCGACTGAAAGCGCATTGATCTGGGCTGCTGATATAGACAGGGCGATTGATGCGTTATCCCACGGTGAATGGTTAGCCATGGTCAGGGACTTAGGCCATGAAGGGTTAAGAGATCAGGCGCAGAAGTTACCCCGTGTGCAAAGAATAATAGTATTGGAGTGCATCTTTGCCGGCTGCCCTGGTTGTCCCAAACCAATGACATGTGCCAATGGTGGGATCATCAGTAAAATGAGAAGATGGTTAAATGGTGAGCCGGAGCCACCACCCAGGACAGCGCCACGCATTAAGCCGTTACAAGGAATCGTCTAATCAAGTCCCCCTATTCATATTCAATCTGAATTTGACAATGTTAAACAAGTGTGCTAATAATTAGTGTAGATTAGGAAAGTACAGCCCGCTTCGGCGGGTGTTTTTATTTAACGCAGGGTAGAGCAGAGGAAGCTCGCCGGCCTCATAACCCGGAGGTCAGTGGTTCGAATCCACTCCCTGCTACCAAGGACAATCATCATGCCATATAAACCAAATCGTCCATGCCGCGCACCCGGCTGTCCCCACCTGGTCAACAACACTACTGGCTACTGTCCTGTCCATAGTAAGCAGGCTGACATCAGGGGCAGTGCAGCAGAGAGAGGGTACGATAACACATGGGCGAAGATACGCAGACAATTCCTGATGGCTAACCCATTGTGCTCTGTATGTCAGCAGGCAGGCAGGACACAGATAGCAGAGGTAGTCCACCACATCAACCGCAACCCTAAGGACTGCGATGTGTCTAACTTGGTTGGATTATGCGTTGACTGTCATGCTAAAGAGCACAGCAAAGATAAAAAGATACGGAATGTATTAGTTTAAGGTAGATAGTTTATTTCTTACTTTTAGGGGATTAACTCATTTCCCCATTGCATCCAGCCATTCTTATCATGTCGTGCAAATAATTCAAGGTATGGGGCAGGGCTGCAAC